CACCACGGCTCTTTAAATTTATCTTTGTCCGCGTATGCAAGATCTCCCATTTTTATAACGTAACCACAAGTGGTTGCGATTCTAGCTTTATCTAATTGTTCTTGAGAGAATAAAATTCCACCTTTAGTTTTTTCTTTTGGTGTAAAAGGTAAAACTAAAATTCTGTAACCAACTGGTTTAGGTAATTGATCTTCTACATCTTTAATGTTTTCTTGATCTAATCTTTTTACGTGAGACTCTTCTTTTTTTTCTGCCTCGTATTTATCTTGAAGTCCTAATTTAATTTTTGGTACTTCCGATGTCGATAACGTTTCCTTGCTCATTTTTTTGCTCCTTTGGGTTTAGCAGGTTAGAGATTTCCTGTAATGTTAATTGATAAGCGTGTGCTTGTCCCAGCATATACTTATATTTTTCCATACTGTCAACCCCACCAGTAATCATACTGTCTCCAATTTGTTGTAGAGTTGCGTTAAGTCTTTTCTTAAGTTTATCTATTAGTATTAAATCGTCCATCTTCTCTCCTTATAATTTAAATTGTTGTAACACTTTTATCTTTTCTTCAGCGTTTGCAATCTTTTCTATTAATTTATCTACTTCTTCTAAGTGTTGTGGATGTTCACCAATACCAACACTATTTTCTAAATAAATTTTAAGAGTTGCATCTGCTTCTAAAATTTGAGCTTCGTATCTAGCCTCTAACGCGTCTATTATTGCTGTTCTCATTTTCTTCTCCTTCTTTTTTTTAAAAGTTTTACTCTTGTGTGCCAGCACCATTCAGTCATTTTAATAATGTAAGTCTCTACAAAAGAGATTGCATCATCAAGTTTTCCAAAGAGTGTATATAAAAATTTATCTAGCATTTCCATCGCTTACGTGCCTGTCGAAGTCTCGAATTGGGATTGGCCGCAGCTTTAGGAAATTTTTTCATTTGTCCTGCGCTTCTTGCACAGTACGACTTCCGTCGGTTTGCAGCTTTTGACCCTTTTTTAACTTTACCAGTCACGGCTGTTTTTAATTTAGAACCGGGATTTTTTCTTCTGTAGGAAGCAACACCGGCTCGTGTCATTCCTGCTCCAGACTTTGTAGATCTGAAATTCTTCTTGTTTCTTGCAGGCATATTATCCTGTTTTCTCATACTACTTCTTCTTTGCAGTCTTCGCAGATCTTTTCAAAGCTTTATCTGTAACAGTGCCTTTACCTGGTCTGCTTTTGCCGGATTTTTTGGCTTTGTTCATATAATAATACAAACCTTTTTTAACCGTTCGTCCGTCTTTAGTTTTATGGTATCCTTTTTTCATTATCTAACCTTCATACCTTTTTTGTAGCCCATTCGTTTTGCAACTTGTGGTGCTTTCTTTTTTAATGCTCTTAATCCTTTACCTTTTTTACCAGCAGGTATTTTTTTCTTAGTCATTACACTTACATCTCTTTCCAAATAGTTTTTCAACTATTTTATTTAACCACTTTTTAAACATAATAAACTACTTGTTTATTTTGCCAGATTTTTTAGCTTTAGAACCAAATTTACCATAAGACTCATTAGCAGAAGCTTTTAATTGCTTCTTAGTTCTTTTTTTTCTAATTCTCATAGCAATAGATTCGTCTTTTCTATCTTTGTATCCCTGTTTTTTCTTTTTAACAGATCCACCTTTTTTGTACATTGCTCCACCTTTCATACCCATATCGTCTTTGTAGTAGCCGTCTGCCATATCTCTTCGTCTAGTAGACATTCCACCACCCATTTTTTTTACTCTGCCACCAACCTTCATTCCTCTAGGTTCAGCGACTTGTTTGTTAAATCTTGGATTTGCCATTATTTTTTTCCTCCGTTTTTAAAGATTTGTGTTCCCTTTATACCAAAAATACTTCCGACGACAAGGATCCATAAATTTGTAAACCATGTCGGGAGCGATTGGAAATGCTCGAAGAAGATTTTTATCTTGTCCATCGCCTGTGCGTCGTCTGAAAAGACTCCATACGCCAAAACCAGAATGGGCAGTGTCAATATTACAAGAACCGCCTCGTCCTTATAATCCGATTGTCTTGCTTCTAGCAGTTTTCCTTGGTAAGCTTCCTCACCACGAGCTTGACGCTCTGCATGTAGCAGTTGTGCATCAGACATTGCAACTTTTGCCTTCTGCTTATTAGCATAAATTTTACTTCCAGCAGATACGGCTAATTTTAGTGCCGAAAACCACATGTTAGTACCAAGTTACAGTTGATCTTTTGTTTTTTAACATTCTTCTTTGGCCTTGTACTCTGTCAGTTTGAGATTCATTTGGTTTTGACATCTCAACAGGTATTCCGCCCTTCAAAAGACCGTCTTTGTTTGTAAATTTTTTAAAATCTACTTTTTTAGATTGGGTTTTGATCATAAGTCTCCTATTTTAATTATTATGTATCTTTTTTAAGTGCATTTTGCAATAAAGTTTTCTCAATAGATGTCTCAGCTCTCATTTCAGCTAATTCTTCGTTTTGTTCTAACTTATTGTCTTGGTTTTGTTGGTTCATAACCGCTTTCATACGATCTAATTCAATTCTTTTAGAGTCATATTCTTTTCTTCTTTGATTTTCAGCAGCTCTAAGGTCTAATTCTCTAGCTTTTAACTTAGCAAGTGGGTCATTATCAAACTGAGAGGTAATTTCTTTTTCTTCATTCATAAATTCCTCTGTCATTTCAGCAATTAGCACAGCTTTTCTTGCTTCAAACTTATCAGAAAACATTTTTAACTGTTGTTGCATCTGTGGATTTTGTGCCATCTGTGGATTTTGTTGAGCTTGTTGTTGTAATTGTTGTATTTGTTGTATTTCTTGTGCCATTTCCATTTCAACTTGTTCTTGAGACATTAAAGAAATATGTTCAAAAATATTTTTTTCAAGGCTGGCCATAATCATTGGATTATTTCTAGCAATGTTTGTAGACATAAAGTTCATGTGCGCAGTCATGTGAGCTCTGTGGTCTTGACCAGGAAAAGCTTGAAAAGGTTTTTGGCCCATTGCATCAATATGTTCTAATGCCGGGTCTTTTGGAGCCGGTGGTTGAGGACGTACTAATATTGAATCTACATCTTTTACACCTAATGCCTCATACATATTTCTATAAACATTATATGTGTTGTGAATCTGAGGATTGGACATTGCCAGCTGTAACTCAGTTTGCGCTAAAGATATTCGCTGTGATTGTGAGAAAATATTTGGGTCAGCAACTGGCAATATATCTATCCTATCATCAAAGTCCATTTGTTTAACAGTTCTTTGACCACCGACAACGTCGTAAGGATATTCTTGGGGTAAGTATGTTTTAAAAACTCCTGAAAGTAATTTAAATTCTTCTTTTAATGCAGAGTAAATTCTTTTGTGGATTGCAGACATTGTTCTGCTTCCTCTTTCAAGCAAGGCGACTGTCGTACCCACCGCGGCTTGCTGATTCCCGTCTCCTACTTGCAGGTCTGCTATTGAAGCAAATCTTTGTCCTGCACTTACAACGACACCCATAAGCTGTAATAGAGTTTGTGAAGGCTCTTTGTATGGAAGCATCATAAAAGCATCTTTAATACTTCCTCCTGGCGCATCTACATCTCTAAATTCTCCTGGTTGGATTGATTGTGCATCATCTCTAATTCTAATACCTCTTTGTTTAAATCCTGCGGGTAAGTTTGATAATGTTCCTGCATCCAAAAGAGATCTTAAAGCAGCTGTCGCTGTTCTTGATAGTCCACCAATCATATGAATTAAACCAAAACCATAAAAACCTAGTCCTGGTAAAAATTTAAAGTGTACAAAGTAATTTGTTTTCTTTTTTAATGGGTCATTTTGTATATAATTTCTTCTAACAGATAAAATTTCTTGTGAATCTTCTTCAATGGTTACGATGTAAGGTAATTTAATTCCTGTTGGTTCACCGTCTTGTCCAATATCTTCAAATCCATCTAAATCTAAATCAACATGAAATTCTAATAAAGTGTGCATGTCTTCGTTTTTCCCTGTTTTCTTTACACCCTCTAATTCATGTTCTTTTTTTGTAATTTCGCTTTCATTGCTTTGACCAGCTTCAGGAAGTTCTACATCCCTGTAGAATCCTGATATCTGTTGTTTTCTCAAATCATTATCTGTAATTTTAATTACATGAACGATAGATTCCGCATCTTCTAATGAGGTAGCAGAATATGGAACAACTAAATCGTCAGCGGGGACAAACTTAGAAACAGCTCGTCCTAATAAATCATCATAATAAACTTTTTTAAAAGTTGATCCAGCTAGTGGAAGATGAAATAACATAGAATCAAATTCAGGTTCGTATTCCCTCATTTGATCCATGATTTGAAAATTCATAAATTCTTTTACACGGTTTGCTTGTTGAACTTTTTCTGGAGTATTAATTCCTAAAATTTGTGTTCTTACTGGTCCAGTAGCCGGGAGTAACTCTTTATAAGCGAGAGCCTGAAACTGTGTAACAGCTTCAGCCAAAACCGGATGAGTCGCGCCCGAGGCACCTTGAAATGGTTCTGATCTTTTTTCATATTTAAATCCTAATAAATCAAGTCCAGTTGTATATGTGTGTTCCCAATCTTTTCTTGATGTTTTGTAGTCTTTATAGTTTTCTATTAATGATGAGCTTAGTCTAGCAGATTCTGTTTCATCTAAATATTCTGCTAAGTTTGCGTTATGATCTTCAGGTGGAGGTAAGTTTAAATCCTCACCATAATTAATATCTACTGATCCGTCTTCGTTTTCAATTACTTCTGATGCATCTGATGGAAAATTTACATTTTCTGGTTCAGACATTTGTTGAACCATTTCATCTTGAACTACTTCTATAGTCTCATCTACGTTTGGTAGCGCTTTGTCTATTTCTGCCATTTATTTTCTCCAATCGAACTGTTTTAACATTGTTAGGTTTTAAATTCAACCCTTGTGGTTGGGGTCCAGATTTAGGGGGTAAAAGATGCAATTTAGGGTATTTAGTCAATTAACCCTCTTGCATATTTTTCTTTTAACGATTCTACACCTTCTGCAAAAGTTCTTTTTTCTGCAAAATTAACTCTACCACCTTGATTGTATCCTTTATAATTTTTTGCTGCATACTCTTCTATTAATTTTCTTTGTTCCTCTCCCTCATCTAATGAAGTTATACCTTCAGCTTGCTTCATCATTTCTTTAGCCCTGTTTTTTAAAGTACCGCCTACAGTAATTCCAGTTCCAACAGGAGTAGAAAGTCTTGCAGCCCTTGCCATTAATGGACCTGCATTTTTAAAAAGTTCTGGATATAATAATTCCAATCCAACAGTAGGGTCTGTTGCAGCATCAATAAAACTTTGTCCTTCATTCATTCCTTGTTTTATATCCATGTAAGCAAAAGTTCCTGCAGCTGGTAATGAGCCTACAGTTTTAAGAGCTGTTTTTAAAAGAGGTTTTCCATACCTGCCTAATAAAGCAGCACCACCTGCTATAGCAGGTTCATTAACATTATTTTCTTTGGTAGTTTCTTGTGAAACAATTACACCTGGATCAACCGGAGCAAACATGTCATCATTTGTATCTGCGTTAGCAGCTGTAGCAAATATTGCAGCTGTACCTGCTCCTCCATATAAAAGTGCATTTTTAAATCCTTTTAATTTTGGAACATTATCTAGTCCTTTTACATATTTACTATCATTAATAACTTTTACATTACCTTTGTATTTTTCATAAATAGCTTTTAATTTATTTGGAGAACCTTGAGCTCCCATTACTTCTTTGTCCAAAGGATTTGTGTATTTTTTATTTTCGTAAGATTCTATGTTACCCATAGTTTTTATAACATTATCATTTATTGGATATCTGTATTCATTAATAGCTACTGTTTGAGGATCGATTGCTATTTTACCATTTTTCTTAAATGAAAATCCTCCTATGTCATATCCAGTTTTGGTTTTAAAATCATTTTGTATTTCTTCTAATTTAGGTATTATTGTTCTTGGAGCCGCTCCTGCTTTTGCAGAATTATATAATGCTATTATTTTTTTATCATAAGTAGATTTTAAAGTATTTAAAGTTAAATCTTCGCTAAATGTATTATTTGCATTAATTTTTAAAAG